TGATTTAAGTGCTGAAAATGTTAAGGCAGTAGAATCTCTCCCCGAACAGGTATTTGGTAATCTTATTTCTGGTTTAAGATCTGCAGGTATTAGTTTTGCAGATGAAGTTGCAGTGCAAGTTAGATACTATAAAGGAGCCTATGAAAAAGTCGCTCTAACATTTAAGAGCGGTTTTGAGGGCCTTGAGAACGCTGGTAAGAGTGCTCAAGCGGCTGCAGACTCTTTAGTAAAACAATTCTTCCAAGGGGTTACGATTAAACGCAATGATGCCGGGGCTGTTACATTTAGAAGTCTAGTAGTAGACGCTCTCACTCCGAATGCGGCAGACTTACAGCAAGCTATAGATACTTTTGCTGAAATTAGTGACATCACTCAAAAAACACAAGAGAGATTTTTAGAAGGGTTACAGTTTGCCCAACAGTTTAGTTCTACTATAAGTCAGCTCACAGCAGGTATCCCAGACCTAGCAAATATCTATAGTGAAATTGATCGAGCAGCTATGGCTAACGCTGCTAATCTTCTTGCTTATTATCAGCAACAAAGAACAGAGGTTGTTAAGTTCTTTGGAGAGAGTAGTGACCAGACCGAGCGACTTGCAGTAGCTTTTAGACAATATGCGCTAGCTAGTATAGGGGTCATAGAAACTTCTAATGGGGCTTTCCAAAGCTTAGAAGAAGTTTCTGCTGGACTAAATGCAGGTGCTATAGCTGTACGTAACGTTGTGGCTCGTGTTCGTGCTATGACTTCTGTCTTTACTGAACTTGGTATGACAGCTTCTCAAACAGCTGAAGCCATTCGTACAGGTATTAATGTAGAAATAGGTAACCTAATTTCTTCTTCTGCAGAAGCTTTACGTGACGCAGTTGAAGCTTTTGAATTAGGTCCTGAGCTTAAGGCACTTAAAGACACTATTGAAGGTGGTGCAGCTTCTATTAGGGACTGGAGCGGTATTATTGCAGAACTTAATAATACTCCTGACATTGAGCCTGGGCGCATCGCCGAAGCAAATCAAGCTCTTCAAGATGCTGTTAAGTTAAATGAGTACGCTATTCAGCAGACAATAACTACTCTCACTAAAGAGCAGTTAAAAGCCGTAATTGCTGCAGATGGATATGGCAGTGCTATTGCAGAAACTGCTGCTACGCAACGCCTAGCCATTATTAGAGAGCAGGAACGCACTAAAGCGCTCCAACAGTTTGCGAAGTCTTCTAGGAGTTTTTATGCTGGCTTAGAGCGTATTAACCAAAGTATTAGTGCTACTATAGGAATAGGAGCAGTTCCACTACAAGATTTAATGACTGCTATGAACGACGCAAAATTTGGGGAGGCCGCTCAAAGTATTAATAGTTATTTACAAAACATTGCTCGTGGTGTAAATATTGTTGATAATTTTGATTCTGCCGTATCTAAATTAAATAGCGAGTTTGGCGACAACGACGATAAAATTATAGAGTTTGCTCAGTCTCTGGAAGTGCTACAAGATGCTACTATTCAAACTATAGATGTTATCCAAGATTTAGTAGTTGCATATGAAGATACTGTTTCTCAAATTTCAGATGCCTTTACCCAATCTAAAGATAGAGTTATTTCTACTATTCAAGAACTTGGCTCAGAGATTATTTCTCTTACTAGCAATATCTCAGATAAGACTTCTGAAATCCTAGGTATCTACGATGATACTTTAGCTACAGTAGCAGAGTCTGGTAACGAACTCTACGATCTACGTGACACTGCTAAAGATGCTTTTGAGACCGCAGCTAGAGCTGTTAGAGAATTTGAAAAGAGTAACAGGCTCAGCGGTAGATCTTCGGCTACCCTAAGACAAGAAATTTCGTCTGTAGAGGCGCAGATTTCAAATCTTATTTCAGGAGACAGTTTAGACTTTAGCGGTTTCCTACAGCTTAGTGAGCTTACTACTAAGCAGAATGCTCTTAAGAGAGAGCTAAGTGCTGTTATAGATGTTGAGGACGAGTATGAAAAACTACTCGGAGATCGAACTCAGGCTATTGAGGATTTATCATTTGTCGAGGCGTCTATCGCTTCTTTAACAGGAGTTTTAATTGATACTCGTCGTAAAGAGAGTGATATTATAAAAAAGACTCAAGATACTATTGTAACCTTCAATAACGCACAACAAGATTTAAAAGATATTACAGAACTGCTAGCAGAGTCAAATTTCAATCTTAATCAAATTCGCGTAGATGAAGAGTCTGCGGTTAATAAAGTACGCCTAGCACTAACTGAATACAACAGTGATTTAGATCTTCTATCCTCTAGCTTAGAGGCTATCGGAGGAGAGTCTGGGGCTGCTTTACGTAACGCCTTCATACAAGCAGCTGCAGGTAACGCAGAGATTATTTTTGCAGCACTAGAAGAATCTGCCAGAAATGCTAAAATAGAAGAAGCTATTGCTAATGCTTCTTCTGCCTTTAATCAACTACAAGCGCTAGCTACTCAAGTATCCGAGTTCTTTACTCCTGTGGATGCTGCTTTCAGTGACTTAAGTGATATTAGTCTTAATCTAGGAGATAGATTTAGAGCTTTCAATGAAGATTTAGTAAAATACTTAGATATAGAAGGTCTATCTATTTTTTACGGGGAAGGCGGAGTATTCTCTGCGTTTAAAGAGTCTCTCTTAACCTCTTTAAAAACTGAAGGTTTTGATATTTTAACCGCTCCTGGCGGCCCACTTGACACATTTAATGTTAATCTCGGCCTTATTACTGGCGCTCTAACAACCCTAGCCGAGTCGGGTAATATGGTAGATGTAACTATTAAAACAGTTACTACTACTTTTGGTAGTTTTGTTACTGCAGTCGGTACAGATTTAGATAAATTAACAGCAGGATATGTAGGTCTTGCAGTGGTAGGGAAAAATTTAAGTGAAACTGCTCCTGAAAACTTAACTCTGTACTCTGAGGGATTAGGAGAGCTAAACGCTGCTCTAGATGCTAGCGGCAATATTAGTATACTATTTGAAACTTCAGACGCTTTAAATTCACTATTTACTTCTGTAGACGTTGTAAACTCTTCAATTAACAACATTGATTTTGAAGCTACAGCCGCTAATGCAAAAGAAGAAATTAGTGCTGTTGCTAATGTTATTAACTCTACCTTAGAAGGAATAAGCTTAGCAGTATCTTCTTCAGGAGCCGTAAGCAATATTACAGAAGCTGTTAATTCTCTTAACAGTACCATAGATAGTATTGACTTAGGTGTTGCAGCTTCAACGGCAATTGAAACTATAAACCAATCTATTGCGTCTATTAACTCTACTATTGAAGAAGTAGACTTAAGTGCCGCTACCGATAACATGGTAAAAGTTATCAATGCAGCTGTAACACTACTAGATAGTACAATTAAGGATGTAGACTTAAACGTAGCTGCTGAAGCTATGATTAATAATGTTGATTCTAGTATTCAGAGTATTAAAGATACCTTAACAGGTGTTTCTCTAGGAACAGAGACAGGTAATGCAATAGAAGCTATAAATGCCTCTGTTACCGCTATTAATAGTACTCTAGGCTCTGTAGACTTCTCCGTAAAAACTTCAGATGCGCAAAGTGCAATCGCAAATGTAAATACTACTTTAAATGATACTTTAGCGGGAGTATCCTTTAATACTACTCTAAACAAAGCTGCACAAGATATTTCTAATATTCCTGCCAGCCTTAATACCACTTTAAGCTCTTATGAAGTTCAAAGCAAGCTCACAGAAGCCACTGCTAAGTTAGAAACTGTAAAAACTCAATTAAACGAAAAACTAAATAGCTATAATTTTGTTCCCGCATTAACAGGGGCTACAACTAAAATAGATGGTATAGACGACGCATTAAATAACTCTTTAAGCGCGTTAAGTGTTTCTACTGCGTCCCAAGTATTTAAAGATTTAGTAGCTGCTGTCTCAGGTACTTCTACAACTAACATAGAAAAGTTTGCAGATGCCGTATTAGAGTTTAGTGACCTAACTACTGAAATTAATAATACAAATGGACTTGCTACAGCTATCTCTTCTTTAGCGGATAACAATGGTAGTATAACATCATTAACCGCTAAATTTACAGCTTTAAAGACAGAAGTAGATAAACTTGCCGGAACAGGCGGTGTAGACGCTCTAAAAACTACTCTAAGCACTATTGCAAGTGACCTTGCAGCATCTTGGAGTAGAGTAAAGCTCAATACAGAGGCAATAAAAATTACCGCCACTACAGGACCCCTTACTGCAACAGTAAGCGGAGGTATCACCTCTACTCAAGGAGATACTTTAATCGCTTTAGCGAAAAAATATCCTCAGATCTCTGGCGTTACTTACGGAACTCCGGGAGAATTTAGACTTGCAAAAGGTGGTCCCGTTACTGGACCGGGTACTTCTACTTCGGATTCTATTCCTGCTCGTTTATCTGATGGCGAATATGTACTACGAGCCTCTACGGTCGAAAAACTGGGAATGAGATTTTTAAATACTTTAAACGATAGTGGCGACTTAGATTCTTCTATTGCTTCTATGGGTCGTAGGGGAGATTCTGCTGCTGCACATCTTACACCACAAGAAGTATCTTTACTAAAACGACTTGGAGGAAGTGGTACTCGTAACCCAGCTACAGGACTCATGGAATTCTTTAATAAAGACGCAGGAGCTATTGGTAGGTTATTTGCTGCTCAAGAGGCAAACCTACTATGGAAAACCTACGGTCCAAAAATACTGCAAACTGCTGATGCAGTGCGAAGTTTTTCAGGTACTAGTCGAAGTGATGGGTTACCAGAATTAGATACGTTATCAGCTGTCTCTCCCTTTAATATTTCTAAAACTACTTCAGTCGATGATGGTGGTAACGCTAACACTAACGGACTATTTGATGCTGCAGAAAAGTCTTCTCTATTAAATTCTGCAGCTGCTACAATGTTATCTCTAAATGAAATGTTAGTAGCTAGAAAAGCCCCCACAGTGGCTGGGTTACGTACTAAGTACGGACAGCAGGCAAGAAAAAAAGGCGGTTTTATAGGGACTAGAATGTTTAATTATCAAGATAGAAACTTTATAGATACAAACATAGGTTCCGGATATCCAGGCTCTCCTATTGGGGCTTGGGATGCAAACTTTACTAAAAACTTAGGTTATTATCCTAATATAGGATACGGTCCTTTTACTAGAGAAGTAGGAGGACAACCAGGATTAACAGATTTTGGTGCTGAGCTAGGGGGTTACCCTGCGCGTTTTGCTCAAGCAATGACAGGTACTATCGACAAAATATTAGGTAATTCATCTTCCTATAAAGTAGGGGATTTAATGACTGAAGGTACTGTAAGAGCTGCAATTGATAAGCTAAACGCCTCTCCAGCTTATCGTAACTTTGCTGATTTTTACATGTTAAGTAAAACTCGGGGTGCACCTCCTGCATTTAGTTCGGGTGGTTTAGTAAAAGGCAATAAGGACTCAGAGATTTCTGCTCTAGAGCCCGGAGAGTTTGTACTGCGTAAAGCAGCAGTAGACCGCATGGGTCTTGATACAGCATATAAACTCAATGCTACTGGAGATACTGGTGGTGAAACTAACGTAGAGGTTAATATTACTAATAATGGCGCTCCAGTTAACGTATCTACATCTCCGCAAGTTCGCAGAGAAAACGGCAAACTTGTAGTAGACATTATTCTAGAAGATATTAGAAACAATGGCCCAATCCGCCAACAAATTAGGAGTATTAGATAATGCCTGCCTTTCCTTCTGACGCTACTTATACTCTGAATGCTACAACTTATTCTATGAGTAATCGACGTCCCGATAGAAATTATTCTTACAGTCAAAACTTTGAGAACGCTATTTTTACTTCTCAAATAGGCTATGAACGCCGTCGTCAAGTTAGCAGACGTAAAAAACGTACTTTTACTTTTGGATTTACAAATATTACAGGTGTGTATAAAGCGGCAATAGAAAATTTTTATAATAATAGAGGAGGGACCTTTGAAGCATTTGAATTTGATTTGTCATATGCCGGTCAAACTGGTAGTATTATCGTACGGTTTGATGGTCCTCTGACCATAGTTCAAGTTGTAGCGACTGACAACGAGCTGACTGATATCTATAATGTCTCTTTCTCTTTACAGGAAACTTTTTCATAATGTCTACTAGAGCTTACGATTATATCTTACAAGTTGCAGACTCTACTTCTTTCGAAGTAGGTAATATAGTCATAGGCTTATCGTCTAACTCTGTTTCAGAAATTATTGCTATTGAGTCGTCTAACTTAAAAGTGCGATTATCTAATAACCACTTAGAGTATATTGCAGGCGAAACTCTAATCAGTAACATAGCTACTCTATATAGCGTAAATACTTTTATTGACCACTCTTCCAATGTGACAGGTTTAGTGAATGTTTTTGCGTTACCTACATCTTTAGGGTTGCCAGATAGTGTGACTGTATATGTAGACGGATTGCAGGCTCCAAGAGATTCTTTTACAATACATGCTAATAATACTATACAATTTTTACCTGTGCTACAGCGTGAGAACTCCAATAGTGAAATACTAACTGCTATAGTTTATCCAACTACCAACGTAACTTCGTTACTGGTACAGGTAGTTGTAGGAAACACAGAGGCTCTTAGTTTTGTTGCAAGTAATTTAACAGGATATGTAGAAACTGCTAATTCTACTATTTCAGCTATTTTTAATTCTCCCTATATCGCAGAGAAAAACTCCTTTCAGCAGACCCCTTTAGTAAAACTATACTCAATTTATTATCCGGGTGAATGGTATCCTACCGATGAGTACGGAAACCCAGGCAAAACAGGGGCAGGATATCCTTGGCCTTATGAATTTCCCATTCGTTTTGCAGAAGTTATAGGCGAAAACTATAGTGATTTTAACTATACGGTGGTATATGGTGGGCAAAACTACAAGGTAACAGCTTTAGAAAGTGGTAGTATAAGTACAGACAGCTCTGGTAAAGTAGGTGAGTCTAGTTTAAAAGTATCTAACTTTGATGGTTATATTGCTAGTTTAATAGAAAATCCTAATATTGCTGGTTATAACTCTTCTAATGCTACTTTTGCATATGTAAACGGTGCAATCGTACAAAATATAGATCCACGCACTGTCTCTTCTAATATTCATTACAACGCGGGAGTAGCTGCACTTAGAGGAGCTAACGCTGCTTGGGATTATAGTGCTACTATTGCTCATGGAGATACCTGGACGCCTTTTAAGACAGATTCTAGAGATTTATTAGAAGCAGTAGTAGAGGTTAAACTCACCTACGCTAAATTTTTAGACTATTGGCCTGAATACTCACTTGTTAAAAACAGTACTGCTAATTCACTAACGGTATATTCTGTAGGGCCGTACCGTATAGGCGACTCTATTACTTCTAATACTGATTCTTCTATTTCTACTATATCAGCTATCTACGGTAATACACTATACCTAAGTGACACTAATTTAGGAGATCTAGTGGCTAACTCTAAAGTGCTAATTCTAAACCCTGAAGCAGATAAGAATTCTCATATTGAGCATATCTTTACTATTACTAGGTTAGAAGAGTTAGATGAGTTATCAGGAACTTTTAGTTTAGCTAATTGGTTACAGTATTTTAGAAAATCAGTTCCGAAACGTAAATTTTACGCTACAACCTGCCCATTTCAGTATAAAGACGGTAATTGTAAGTATCCTGCTAGTGGTTCTGGGCCTATTGTAGGTTCTAATCCGCCCCTAACTGCCAATGGATTTTTTACTATTAATAATGCAACAACTGGAAACTTGTCTCAAGATATTTGTGCAAAAACTTTAACCGCCTGTAAACTAAGAAGAAACTCAATTAATTTTGGAGGGTTTCCAAGTGCAGAAGGATAGCATTAACCAATTGTTAGTGGACTTGCATAACCACTCATTAAGCGAGTATCCGCGAGAAGCTTGTGGAATTATAACAAAAGATTTTAAGTATATTCCATGTAAGAATATTAGTGATAAGCCTAAGACTAGCTTTGTTGTAGACCCTCTCGCAATATTGAAGCACGAAAGTAATATTTGGGGTTTTTATCATTCTCACCCTGGTAGCGCAGATCCAATTCCTAGTGATAGAGATTTAAAAAGTACTATCTTTACGGAATTTAAGTTTTTAGTAGGGTTTGCAAATTCTGTATATATTTACTGGTTAAACGAAGAGAACACTCTTAGTTTTGAGAAATTTAATGAAAGTCACTGTACAGTTTAGTACGTTGTTACAAAAGATCACTCTTAGAGAAAGCATTGAAATCTCTGTCTCATCCTATCGTGAGATTATTTCGGCGTGTCTAAATTTACTGCCTCAATTTAGAGATTGCTTTTATAGTCAAAAACTCTATAAAAGTTTAACTCTGGTAGACGGCGATAAGTACGTACGTTCTTTTGAGTTAGACTTTTCTCCAAAGTCGGCGTCGATATGGTTAGTACCTACAATCTCAGGCGGAGTCTCTTCTTCTTTTGACAGTCTAGGTAATTTAAGTTTATTCTACGGAGCCTCCTCTCCAGTTAGTACTCAAGAAGTAGCTTTACGAGGTATTGATAAACGCATCAGAGACTCGGCTCTATTTGGAAAAGCTTCAACAGCTTTTGATATAGCCCAAAGACGAGCTAATAGAGACTCAGGAGTTTTAGATAATTCAGAAGACCCTACTAGAGGATTCGGCTCTTTAGCCCCTATGTCAGCTGCAGGACGTAATGTACCTTTGCATTTTGGACTTGTACGGACTGCTGGAGTAGTAGTTAATCAGTATATAAAGCACATCCAAAGAGGTGGAGTAGATACTATTAGAGTTGCAGACTATCTATGAAAAAACAATATTTTTTAGTCCAGGATAAGTTAGTGCCTTTTATCGGAGGTGGTTCTGTAGAATCTATAGGTTCTACACTATCTGTAAGTTTTGATGGTTCTTTTAGCTTCAATCCGACAACTTCAAAAAGCTCGGACATACTCTTTATGCAGTTAGCTCTTGGAGAAGGGCCTATTTATAGAATCAACCCTAACGGCCCTCAAGATATTGAGATAGATGATAAATATATAGATGACTTAGTAGATTTTAGTACTAATAATACTAGATCTGATATTTTTGCTGTTCGATATAGCGTAGGTACAAGAACTCAGCCGCCTATGCCCTCTTTTTCTCAGGAAATTGTAACTCCCGTTCGTTTTACTACCCCTATCGTACTAAAGAGTGGAATATCCCTAGTAGAAAGTGTTTCGGCCCCTCCACCTACGAGTGTGCTATTTTATCCCACTAACGACTCTCAAGGCTTAGCACCTATTGACTCTATAAGAGTAAAGTTTAATGTAAAAGAGTTACGTGTTGATTTACGAGGAGGTTCGGAACCTAACATACTTTCCCTCGCCGCTCTAGTACATGACCGCGATGAGGTAGCAGACTTAAATAACTATTTAGCCGGTGGAGGCCTGCTTATAAATAGTCTTGTTAACGGTACTATGGCAGCAGACCTTGAAATTAAGATACCTGAAGATAAGCGTAGTGCTTCTGGTTATCGAATTTCGGTAGTAAAAGTTTCAGAGGATGTTGCTGAAGAAGGTTTTATAGCTGAAGTAGAGGTAACTGGCTTTGATGAGATTAGGAAAGATATACATTCTTATCCTAGTACTGCCTTAGCTGGGTACGCTCTAAAATCTACTGATTTTAGAACGGACTCAATACCATCTATTACATCTTTAGTAAAAGGTCTTATTGTAGACGTACCTTCTAACTACAATCAGCCTATTCTAGAGTCTGGGGAAGTTGATTGGAGACAGATTGAAGTTCCTTCTACAGGAGTTTATGCTGCAGCCGCTAATGGATATAGAACTCAGAAGTATGGTAGCACAGTTCTCACAAGTACAGATATAAATATATACGATGGTATTTGGGATGGAACATATAAAAAAGATTGGACAGAAAATAGAGTTTGGATTATTAGACATTTGCTAGTAGATGTACTAGGAATACCAGAGTCTGCTATTGATAAGTATAACTTTTATAATGTAGCTCAATACGTAGATGCCGTAGACCCGCTAACAGGAAACTTTGTAGGTGTAGATGGTTTTGCGGATGGTTCTTTTAGATATAAGCCTAATGGATATAATACTGAAATTATTAGTTTACTGCTAGGTCTTCCAGAGGGTACTCCTATTAAAGAGCGTAGATTTGTATGCGGTGTTAGTATAACAGATGACGTTTCTGTGTTAGACCTTATAACTGCTTTAGCTGGTAGTATGCGTGCTGTTTTTAGTAATACTGGCAACAAGATTAGACTTATTATCGACAAGGCAGAAACTTTACCTGTTGCAATATTTAATGAAACTAATATTGAGTTAAATAGTTTTAAACTTTCCGGTGTTAGGTCTGAGGATATTCCGACAGGCGTAGAAGTTTCGTACATTGATTTTAATAACCACTTCCAAAAAGAGACACTAGTTTTAGATAGCGCAGAAGCATCAGAACTTGAGCCAACTAACCGAATATCTATAGATGCTGTTGGGTGCACTCGTAAAAGTGAAGCCTTAAGACTCGCTCAGTATCATTTAGAAACCGCTAGGCAGTTAAAACGTAAAATTCAATTTAATGCCTCTGCGGACGCCTCTGACTTAGAAATTGGAGATATTATAGCAGTATCTCATAAAATATCTGGAGTATCTTATGGATATGGGGGACAAATTTTTAGCAACTCTGTATCAAATACTTCTAACGTCTGGTTAGAACATTATACTAGCCCAAATATTACCTCAGATATTTTTACCTCTAATACTAATCCTATAGTTCTAAAAGTTTTTAGACAAGATTCTAATCAGTTAGATTACTACTTAGTTAGTAACACTTCTTATAATTTAATTACTACTAGTAACAGCAGCTCTGGTGCTGATGTAATAGATTTAAACATACTTCAAAAGTTTAATCCAGTCTCTAAGACATTTCAGGCTAATACACTTTTCTCTGCTGTAACAGCTCCTACAAGAGGGGACTTATGGGCTTTAGGAGAAATTAATCCCACTGCTATTTATAATGACACTAGCACAAAACTGTTTAGAGTAGAAAGTTTATCTTTTAATCCTGAAGGTACTGTAGGTATTGTAGCTACTGAATATAATTCAGGGTTACTTGCTAATGTAGACTCTGCCTCTAAAGATGTGACCACTCAACGCAAGAGTAGCTTTAATTACATTACGCCGCCTCCACCTGTCCTCTCTTTACGCTCTATACCCTCTAAAACAAATGAAGGTATTGTTAGTTATAATCTATTACTTTCTAGTACTTCAGATACTTCTAATTACCCTGTCTCTGTCACTACTACTCTCTCTTACGGTACTGTTGAAAATATTGTAGAGATAGAGGGTTTTGAAGAGCTATAGGAATAACATATGCCCGTATACAAAATTAACACTAGCAATACGAGTTTTCTTACTAACGGAGAAGAGCTTGTATATGCAGGAAAAAATGGTTTTATCTCTATTCTTGGAGCTGTTCCAATACTGTGTAATAGCTATACTGCTAATGCTTCTAGTATTGTTTTTAGTACGCCTAATCTGCACCTACTAACAGACGATAATTATCAAACACATATTTTAAATGTTCCTGCTTTAGAGGGCATAGGCACCTCTTACGTACATGTTCCATATTCCCAGTATCCTGTTAGCTCTGCTTTAGAGGGGTCTATTGGTTATAACGAACAAACCAGTACTCTAAGTTTAGAGATTCAGTCTTTTAACCTTCAGAGTAATACTATTACAGTAGCTAATAAACAATATGATGACGGAGTTGTAAGTGCTGCTTTTCTTACTACTCCTTTTTATATTACTCTATATCAGACCTTAAACACTAATAATTTTTCTAATCGATCGGCTTTTATCTCTGGTTCACAGCGCACTGTAAGAAGAGAAAACAATGTGGAAGGAGTTTCTGGTAGTTATACAATGAGTTTAGGGGCTATCCCAGAGTCTGCTAATTTTATATCTGTTTATTTAGATGATATTCCTACTCAGTCTTTTACTTGGTCCTCTAATACCATTTCTACTACTCTAACGGGTACAACCTCTAAACTTAAGACAGTTGTGAACTTATACACTGTTCCAGCAATAGAACCTAAAGATACAGTATCTCTTAGTGCGTTTAATAATGTATTTACTGTTACTAATGTTAGTTATCTGTCATCTGATGTATTTTATAATGCAGCATTAACTAGTAACAAACAGTATAAAGTTAAACTAAATAAAGCACTAACAGCTAATGTGTCAGGGTCTTCTATAGTAAACGTTAGTGCAGATTTAGTAGGCAAATGCGCTAACATTAATCCTACCTATTTTACAATAGATACTCCAGGGTCGTATCCTTTTACGTATAGACTAGCTAATACAGGTATTTACTACATCTATCAAAAAAATAAAGTTAAACTTACAACAGCCAAATTAGATGAATTTGGCAGATTGCCTGGAGTTAGTCCGACTAACTACATAGTAACTGCAACAAATATTAATAGATTTAACAGAGCAAGTAGTACTGTTCAGAGCTTAGTTCAAGTTCCTTCACTTACTCTTACTAAGGTAACTGAAATTACAATTGAAGAACGTGTTTTTGTAGACACTACGGGCGGGGCCTCGATTAACGCTCTAGTTACTTTCCCAACAATTGCTAACAGAGATATTACACATTATGAACTGCAGTATTATGTAGTAACAAGTGGAGGTACTCAGCTGCCAGGAGGTTCTATTTCTCTACCTCATTCCGACGACTTAACTTCGTTATCATACACTCTAACAGGATTAAATAGGGGTAGAATAGCCGGTAGCAATACTCTAATTGTGACCGTCACTCCGATGATAGGGTCTTATAGAGGATTTCCAACTAGGAAACTTCATCCTATTGTAGGAAAACAGTCTAACCCTTCAGGTATTAGAAATCTAAGCGTAGTGCAACAAGACACCTTCTTATTGTTTTCTTGGCAATATGTATTAACTACAGAAGGATTTGTGTTGGATCTGGATACTAAAGAAGTAGAGATTCGACAGTATCCTGGAATTGTAGACCTGAACTCTGAAGAGTCTATTAGGGCTGCTTGGGGTTTCTCTACAGTAATAGGAAGAGTGGCTTTTCCTAATACTACATTCAGTAACCCTATCAACAGCTTTGATGAGTACACTTATCTGTTAAGAGTTAGAGATACTAGCGATATTGAAAGTAACGAAATTGCTGCTTCTGCACTAACTATAGATAGACCTACTACTGTAAGAGTCTTTAAAACCTATAACGATTTTAGCCCTGGTACAAGTTTTGTAACTCAAGATGGAGTTGCATTGCCTACGGCTAATCAACATCCTGAGCTATCTTTTACTAGTTTTAGTGAGGGTATTAATGGTGGTTTAGTACTATTCGATAGTTCTAATACGGATAACTCTAACGGCAGTGCTGTAGGTTTTTCGGCTTTTGGCAACACTAGTTATTTAACAACTGCTACCAATTCTTTTGCTGAATACATCACACCTATTAGAGATTTAGGAAGAATAATTTCAGGAACGGTTAGAATTACTACCGCTCTTTCTGCCAGTACCCCCGGTCTAACTTATGGCTCATTTTATAATCTTATTGTATCTGGCGTTACAGATTTTCATGGGTCTGCAGGACTAACTCCATCAGCTAACGTTTTAGTAGATAACGCTTTTGGAGGTATAGGAACTCTCCTAGGGTTTAATAACGCTAATGCAGCTACGGTATCCTATAACAGTTTTCATCAAACTCTTACCAGCGGTGGTGCTTTAGGAAATGTGTATGCTATCAGAAATCCGGGACAATTTACTGGAGACACCTCTAATGCCAATAGTTATGCCCTAATTGCAGGAGTAATTAATGCAAATGCAATCGCAATAGGCAATGTTTATTTTGCCAACGGTCAATTATCTAGCGGCAATAACTTTGCAAATGTTGCAATTAGTGGAAATTCTTATGAATTAATTAACCTAGTACAATATGGAGATCCGGGTGCTGCTGTGACCTTTTTAGGTCCAGAAAAAAGTATTGTCCAGAATATTTTTGTTCGTTATGCTACTTCTAATGTTTTTTATGCTGCTAATGCTAACGGCGTTGTCGGTTATCCTGGTCATGGCAATACTAATGGAAATGCTTTTGTAGGCGCAACTAATAATGCAGAGCTTGGTTGGAAAAGTTATGTACCAGGTCTTAACGAGTTTCAATATTTTCAAATTAAGCTCCAGATAAATAACCCGAGCCCTGATTCTACAGAAATAATACTACAAGACTTAAAGTACGAAATAGACACGCCGCAAAAAACTTTTAGAAAAAAAGTTCAAGTAGCAGCTGAAGAAGGTATTACTGTAGACTACTCCTACGTTAATTTCTATGAGATACCTCAAGTTTCTGCTGTTGTAGTAGACTCTGACGTATCACAGTTTGCTCAAGTTTTTGATATTAACACTTCTAACTGCAAAGTTAAAGTTTTTCTATCTCAAAGCGGTAATTTAAGTGACAATGCTAATGTTAGTGTCATCGCAGTCGGTGGATAAAAATAATTCTAAATTTTTATATTGACTTACACCCTCTTTCTGTTATAATTTAAGTGTAAGGAGTAATTCTATGAAAACAATCAATAATCAGGTTTTTCTTCCAAATGTTGGAGAAGATAACTTTTACCCTAACTCCCCTCAACTAGTAGAAGATAAGCTTTCTGCTTTATCTAGTGCAGACTATCCTACTATAGCATCCTTAGGCTACACCCCTACTAGAGGTACTAGTGAAGGCATGATACCGATTAAAAATAAGCCAAAGCGTTAATAGGAGATTTTAAATATGGCAAAATTACAAAATATGGCTAGCGGAGACCACACTATTCCCGGTAGCCCTTCAGAATACTTTACCCCAACTACAGGAGATCAAACTATTTCATATCCTCCTCTAGACAAGAGTGGTCGCGGCACTGGCGGACCTATCATTGCTCCAATGCCTACTGCTGGTGGAACTCCCGCTATGCGTGGAGCATCAATTAATTACCCTAACTCAAACAATGCAGGCATTCGTGGCTCAATCAACGATGGCGCAACTGCTAGTGGTGGTGTTAGAGGTAAAAAAGTTGGACCCGAAGCCCCTTATAGAAACCCGGTATCAGGAATCAACCCTGAAAAACCAATTCAGCGTAAATCAAAGCGCTAAAAGAAAAAACCCCGGAAAGCCCGGGGTTTTTTATTACAGTACCTCACTATCAGAAAAGAACCAACACTTATAGTAGTTTTCTAAATCTGCGTAACTACCTAGATATTGTACTCCCCTAAAAATTGCTGGAGAGCGTCTGCAGCTATACTGAACAACAAGTTTTCTCTGCCATTCACTATTGATAAATACTACTTTATAGTTTTCTTTATGGTCTTTTAGAAGTTCTACTGCTTTTGCAGTCCAAGGGCAACCTTCAAGACCCATAACAGTCCAAATAGCTACATTATCTGTTTCTCTAAGGCGCTTCTCAGGGGTCGAGTCTGTACTTTTAGTTTCGACGGGCCTGGCTACAGCTACTTTTGTTTCTGTAACGGTATTTGCTTTAGTGATCATTTTTATCCTCACTTATAAATTTCATTGATAGCGGAAATATTTCTGCGATAGCTCGAGCCACTTCTCGGGCTATTTCCATATGTTCACGCTGAGTACCGTTACCACTTCTAAGCTGAATATAGTGAATCCATGAACGAATTGTTCCTTGCATATAGAGTCGTGAAACGGTGTTTCCTTCGGGTAGTACACAGCGAGCTTGTTCTTTAGCAATACCTTGTTCAAGAGCCCACTTATACGCCATTTTAGCTTCGTGAATAATTTGCTGTTGCTTTGCAGCCCATTGCATTTGCAGTTCTTCGTCGTCTGTTTGAATAGAATCTTGACGATTAGTGGGATGTTGCAATCGTGCTTCTCTAATAACAAAACTTTCATCAAGTACTGTTACGTCTTGATATCGCTGACTAAACTCTTGAAATCTAAAACTTGTATGCCGCAACATCTGTCGAGCAATATCACGAGTAGTTTCGATTTCAAGAGTCGCACTAGCCATCTCAAAAGGACTCCAGTGCTGATGCTTAATGAGGTAATTAATTAGTCTCTCACTATTTTCAAACTGCGTTTGAAACTGTGGATTTGAGACTTTAGCACAATAGGTGATAACATCTTGTACATCTTCAAGCCCAATGATTCTATCTTTAATCGGTTGTGTACAAGCAAATAGTTTTACTTTCATACAATAGCCTTTTCTAGCATATCAAAGATGAGGTCTTGTTTTTCTACAGAACGAATTATCTCATCCGTATAATCAAGTAGATTAATCAATTTTTCATTGCGTTGCAGAATTGGCACACTCTGATTTAGATTTTGAATATATTTAGAACGTCCTGAAATGGGAAGACTAGAAATTAGGTTGCCAATAGTTTTGTACTCTTTAATAAGAGCAATACTACGCTTAGGACCTATACCTTCTACTCCAGAAATACCATCTCCCGAGTCTCCTTCAATCATACGAGCATAGGAGTATTCTTTAGGAGTGAGGCCAAACTCTGTTTCAAGATACTCTAGGTTAATCTCACGTCGAGAGTACATATTGAAGATACTAACATCTTCTCGTAGTAGTTGGAAAAGGTCACGGTCACTAGAAATAATCCACGTGTGCGAATACTTTTGACTCAAACGCTTAGTAAAGTAGGCAATAAGATCATCTGCCTCAATACCTTTGAACTTAAAATGTTCGAAGGGCAGTGCATCAATTGTATCGGACAAGCAGTTGAAAAAAGCGGTAAAGCGTTCTTGCTCTTCTTCACTACGTTCTACTTTACGATTGAGTTTGTACTCAGGGTATATACTTTTACGATAGACAGAAGCGCCTGAGTCAAAACAACAAATAATACGTTTAGCTCCGTAGCTTTTACCAAGGCTAGTAACTGTTCGAATATAGTCGTCAGTAAAGTTATCAAAGTTTTTACGTTGAAGATAGCGAAAAGCCAGATTTACGCCGTCAATTAGAAGTAGATTGTTTACTTCTTCTAGTGCTTGCTTTGCCTGTACAAGCTCTGCAAGATCGTCCCAATTCGTTACCATAATATTCCTCTATGTCAGTGTTTATAAATTAATATACTTTAACTTTTAGCAAATTGCAAGAAGAATTATGCTTTAGAATTCACTACTAGCTTTGCTGCTGGTAACCATGCGTCTAACAAAGCCATTCTAAATTCACAGTCTCCACTCTTTACGTGTATATAGTCAGATACAGTAATACTATCATTCCAGCACACATAGAGCTTGCTGCGGTCCCACTTGTAAATAAGCAAGGGGGACTTTTTCATTACTTGCGCTTCTCGAAGTGTCTGTCGCCAAAAATCTAATAGAAGAGAGGATTTAGCTGTCAGCACGTTATTCCAAGGAACTTCTTTATGGTGTTTTGCTTCTACGCACCACGGAAAATCAGGTTTCCAGGGGGCATAAACGTCTCCCTTTAAATAAGCGAGCGCCCCAGATAAGGGCACTCGCTCGAACTGAGTATTAAACGCCTCAGTGAATAGATCTCTCACTACGTACTCGAATGAACGACCTTTTGTTTTACTTGCATTAGTCATTAGTGTCTCCTCACTATTAGATTAGCATCTAGAACACTAATGGTCAAAATAATATTTTAAAGACTTTGCTCTAAATAGGTTTTCAACTCCGTGTATCCACCAATATGTAAGTCACCAAAAAAGATTTGAGGTACTGTTCTTGCTTCTGGGAAACGTGATAGTAGCTCTTCTTTAGTTTGAGGATTAACGATATTTTTTATAGTATACTCGTAGTTGTGTTCAGTCAGTAGAGCTTTTGCCCGCTCACAGAACGGGCAAGAGTCTTTAGAGTACATTACTATTGTCATATTAAGCAAGCATCCCCATCGCAGAACTTATTAGCGTCAGAGTTTTCACCCTCGTTAGTTAAGCTTGAAAAATCTAGAGGACGAAGTATTGCAGCGTACGCTTCTATTTCTTCTCTAGGCGCTTGAGTATATGGTGCTTGGGCATACCCGTGGTCTTCAAGCGGTAGTAGGCTTACACCTTTAAGACGAGTGTCAAAACAGCTTAGTGCTCGAGCTATCTGATTCTTTTCGTGTGGTTGGAAAGAGATAGTAATTGAGACCTGATTGTCCGCCCAGTAGTGCTGTAAGTCTACTGCATTGGCGAATTGTTCCCAAATGCTCACGTCCTTATCACTAATTGTACCTATGTCATGAAGGACAGGGAAGTATATGACAGAGGTTCTTAAAGGGTCACTCACAGCAGGTTCGATTCTATAGTTAGCTGCTTCGAGAATTGGAAGTAGGTTACTAGTATTAGATACTCGAACTAGCCTATAGTAGCTTTCAGCTTTTGCATAGTGGATTCCTGGTAGAGAACCTGCAACAAGAGAAACAGTCCCACTCGGCTTAACACTAGTCTTTTTAATAGACAGAGGAATACCTAACCATTCAGAATACTTTTGGTCTAAATAGTTGATATAGTTGTAGGCACGGTCACAATACTCATCAAGATATTTACGACGTCCAACTCGTAAAATAGCTTCTTGAATACCGCTCTGAGAAGTACCAATACGACGATTACGCTTAATAACGTCGTTAGTTTCTGTCCAGTGGGTGGGAACTAGAGTTACTGCTTTAGCATAGAGATAGGCGAACTTAAGTGTACGCTGAAAGTCCCAGTAGTCTTTGTGTTTAGCAGGGAAAGTTTCTACTAAGCAGCATAGTTCATAGGGTTCAAGTGATTGCTCTAAACAAGGATTACCACCACGAACTCGACGATCTTTCCAGTCAGCAGGATCTTTCATACGACCGTAGGCTTGCATATTCTCTAGCCAAGCAAATCCAGGCTCACCGTTAACAGCTACGCTCTCGGCAGATTTTGTGTAATCCATACCCAGTTTAGCAAAGAGTGAGTTGTTAGACGCCCAGCGCCAACCACCAAACTTATAGGCCCACGGATATTCTGTATACTTTTTAGCAATAGTACCGCGAACATTCCAGTCGTTATTGTACAGATTATACTCTTCTTCATTAAGCTCTTTAAGCTCTGGTGGTCTT